AGCTAAACCGCAGATTTCGCCAGTTCCGAGAACACGGGCACACCATTGCTCTAAGATTTCCCTCATACACTGAATCTGTGCCATACGAAAAAACAACTCGCAATAAATTGGGCGTTGGCGGCTGGCAGCGGCATGATTCATGGTACAGTTACTTTGGACACGGTCGGGTTGCCGGGTACCGTCCGTACTGGATCACATTCCGCAACGAAGCAGATGCTACTTTAGTGTTGCTTTGTACTGACTTGACCAAAAATACATGAAGTGCTATAATTAACACTTAAACAACAAAGGAGCCACTATGTTAGCATTTGCCCCGCAAACACAAAAGCAATTTACCGCATTGTTGCAGTATGTAGATAAAAACAGGCCTGCCATTGAGTCACGCAAAACAGCAGAATATAAACAGGCAGTGGCCAATGTGCGCGAGATAATGCGGGCATATTTTGCAGTTAATCCTCCTAAACTAACTGCTTTTTCCCCATGGAAACATTTGGGCACAAGAGATATGTGTGTGCAAATAGCAGAAAAATACAGTATCCCCATATGGGATATACGGGGAGAGGCAAACCCGTATACTTACAGTAACTAACAGTCAAAACCCGTCATTTTGGCGGGTTTTCTTTTGGTTGACAATAATTATCAAAACTGCTATAATTACACTAATTGAACAAAGGAGCTGACACAATGATTGCACACACTCGCGTTAAAGCACTGAATCCCCGTAGCCCTGACACCAAATTTATGGGGCAGGAACCCACCTGGGAAGTGCAGCCACGCCCAGAATTGCGAACCGGATTGATGTCGGCTGCATTCACATGGTACAATTACTTTTACAATAAAAAAGATGCTAGAGACATGATTGTTTCATATCTGGAACAGCATGGCCGTCGGGCAGATATCAAACGCCTGCGTGGCGTCAGCGACAGCACTATTGTTTTGACAGCGGCATGGCTGTGCCGTATGAGTGCGGTGGGACTGGAATTGACCGATTCAGAGTCAGCCAAACTACAATCGCTGTTGGAGCAAACCATGGGCTCGAGACCGCAAGAAGTGGCAGAAGTGGATCCTGGTGCTGCCAGTGCAGTCAAGCTGACCATTCAAGACCGTCTGCGTGACAAGGTGACTGAATGCGCCGGCGAGTTGGAAGGCATGCTGGACGATTTTATTGCCGCCGGCGCCAAGATGAGTGCAGACTGGAAACCCATTGCACAAATCCGCGGCATGAATGTGGCACCACAAATGGTCAAAGATATTGCCGAAGTTTGGCAACGAAAGCTACCGGAATTTGAAGCAGTGGTAGCCGGCAAAGATGCAGACCTAACAGAAGCCTACAGTCATCTCAGCAAAATCCAAATGCGCAATGTAATCAAGTTTTGTGAAGCAGTGATCAACGACTGCGGTGCTTATGTGCAAATCAAGAAAGTTGAACGCAAGCCCCGTGCAGTCAAAGCAATTGCACCAGAAAAACGAGCTGCAAAATTCAAACATCAGCTTGAGTTTGCGGAACTCAAGCTCAAAGGCCTGCCGGCTGCAAATCTTGTTGAAAAAACTGAAGCCTGGTTGTACGACACCAAAAAGCGCAAACTTATCCATGTGGTAGCAGACAGTCATGTGGGCACATTCACTGTGAAGAGCAACAGTATCATTGGGTTTTCCACAGTGGAAAGCCAACAACGCACTGTTCGCAAGCCAGCTGACATTCTAAAAGCAATGAGTGCCGCAGGCAAGCCGGCAGCCAGGAAGATATACAAAGATCTTACCACAGCAGAAACAGTGTTCAACGGGCGTGGCACAGAGAATTTGATCATTCTAAAAGCCTGGTAAGACTGGATTCATTCAGTGCCATAAATATAAGCAACGGAGTTCTTACATGGCCATTGAAGTCGAAACCAGTCTTAACACACTAAAACAAAATCTCATTGAATATGTGCGCCTGCAACTGGGCTCACAAATTATTGACCTTGAGCTGGATGCAGAACACTACGAATCCGCATACCAACGCACCCTTGGAGTTTATCGTCAGCGAGCACAGAATGCCTACGAAGAAAGCTACAGTTACCTGGAACTGGTAGACGGTGTGGCCATCTACGATTTGCCACAGGAAGTTATTCAAGTCAAACAGATCTTCCGAAGAACATTTGGAAATTCCCAAGGCCCATTTGCATCAAACTTTGATCCGTTTGCTCAGGCACAAATGAGCGTGTATCTCATGAACTTCAATGTAGCAGGCGGTCTGGCCACATACGACTTTTACAGCCAATATGTGGAACTGGCCGCAAGAATGTTTGGTGGTTACATGAACTTCACATGGAATCCAGTTACTAAAAAGCTGCAACTGATCCGCGATCCCAACGGATCCGGCGAAAATGTACTGTTGTGGACCTACAATCTCAAGCCAGAATTCAATCTGTTGCGTGACTTTCAAATATCACAATGGATTCGTGACTACATGGTGGCCAACTGTAAAATGATCATTGGTGAAGCTCGTGAAAAGTTTGGTACCATTGCTGGACCGCAAGGTGGCGGCACACTAAACGGTGCTGCAATGAAAAGCGAAGCACAGACACAAATGGATAACTTATTGGTAGATCTCAAGAACTATATAGATGGATCCGAACCACTCAGTTGGGTAATTGGCTAATAAAACCAGTTGTTTGAACAAACACTGCTAGGCAAATTGTCATAAATCTGTTATACTATCAGTATGGCAGACTTAATGATCGATCTTGAAGGACTTGGTACAGGTCCCGACACCACAATACTAACCATAGCCGCCCAGAGCTTTGATCCCTTGGGCACCGGTTACTACCAACGGCATTACTATGCTCGTATTGATCTTGAAAGTCAATCCGCTCGCAGTATACAGCAAGACACTATAGACTGGTGGGCGACCCAACCCGCTGCGGCTCGCGACGAAGCATTCAATGAAGCAGATCGTGTTCCATTGGATCAAGCCCTGGACGAGCTGGGCAAACTGATATGGCAAAGCAAGCGCATATGGGCGCAAGGTCCCACATATGATATGAATATTCTTGAACATGCATATAAAAGTTACAGCAAACCCCTGCCGTGGTTGTTTTATGTAGTTCGTGATAGTCGTACTGTGTTCGGGCTGTGGCCCGAGCTGCCTAAGCCGCCCACAAGCCACCACGCTTTGGAAGATTGTCGTAGGCAAATTGCCATGTTGCAGACAACCCTGCAACATCTAAATGTAACGGAACTGTCATGAAAATTGGTATATTTGGTGATAGTTATGCAGCAGAAAAGTATGGCCCTATAGCCTGGAGTCACTTATTGCGAACACAATATCACTACAACATATACAATTATGCGTGGTCTGGTACTTGTTTGTTCTGGTCGTATCAACAGTTAATAAAACATATTGATAATCTCGACACTGTAATATTTGTTGCAACTCAAAGCGGTCGGCTTGCCGGACCGGATCCGACCACGACGCCGGATTCACTGCATAATATTTCTTGTATGTTCAACACCCAATATGCAATTAAAAATAATCCATCAATGGATCTAAATCGTTTGGCTGTGTTTAAAGCTGCTGAGCAGTATCATTTAAACTTGACCAATGACCAGTTTGATACATTTGTGCATAATCAAACTATAAAAGAGATTATCAGGCTATGTGGGAAACGCGGAAAAAAACTCATAATGATTCCGGCATTTGATGTGAACATTACTCGTCGGTCGGCATTTCGGTGTTCGCTAACCGATGTATCACATAAGGAATTAACTACACAATTTGGTTCACAACATCAAGGATATGTTCTGGAAAAGGGTACACGAGCCAATCACATGAGTAAAGAAAATAACATAGTCTTTGCTGGAATTGTTGATAGACTGTTGCGTGACGAAGTCTTTTCAATCGGCCTAGACGATTTTGTATTTAAAAAAGTTGCTGATCCCGAGTTGTATTGGGACATTTAAAATAAGGTAAAATTTATGATCATTGGTGTATGCGGATTCATTGGTAGCGGCAAAGACACTGTTGCGGATTACTTGACTAACTTTCATGGATTTCGTCGAGAATCGTTTGCCAACAGTTTAAAAGATGCTGTGGCACAGGTGTTTGGATGGGATCGAATCATGCTGGAAGGTCGCACAACACAAGCTCGTGCCTGGCGCGAACAAGTTGATCCATGGTGGGCTCAGCGGCTTGATATGCCCGATCTTACACCGCGTTGGGTACTGCAACACTGGGGCACTGAAGTGTGCCGAAAAGCGTTTCACGATGATATTTGGATTGCTTCATTAGAAAATAAACTGCGAAACAGCACCGACAACATTGTTATCAGTGACTGTCGCTTTCCCAACGAAATTCGATCAATTAAAGATGCAGGTGGCATTGTTATTCGTGTAAAACGTGGCGCTGAGCCAGACTGGTACAATGATGCTGCGGATATGAATGCCGGCGATCGGTGTTTAAACTACATGACTGCTAAAGTACGGATGCAAAAACTAGGAATACATGCCAGTGAAACAGCATGGGTAGGCACCAAGTTTGATGCAGTATTGCTCAATGACTCTACCATCGACGATTTGTTTGAGCAAGTTAAAAGTCTGGCGTTAAGTCACCTGGCTGCCAAGGCAAATCAGACTTTTTGATTTCAACTGTACAATTCAAACATACGGTCTTTAAATTGGTTGCATTGGTATTGTGCAGATTACTGTCTGCATGATATACCAACAACTGAGCTGCATATTTTGATTTGAACCCACACCGGTCACAGGTGGTTTTTTTCTTGTAGCCGGCTGATTGCCATCGAGCCACCGGAGGTTTGATGCGCCGTTTTTTCTTAATGCATTGATCGCATCGAGATCTATAGTGTGCCATGCCATCACGATAGTAGTTAACAGCACACAGTCGTTGGCTGCAAGCAGTACACATTGGTCTTTCCATGATGTATTTACCATAAAACCTTTCCTAAAGGACAACATCGTGGCGGTTTTTCTGCGCAAGCGCTAAATATTAGCAACTAGGAAAAGGACCAGACCATGGCACTAACATCACCAGGCGTAGAAGTAACCATCATTGACGAGAGTCAGTATATCCCGTCGGCTACCAATTCGGTACCGTACATTTTATTGGCAACTGCCCAGAACAAAGCCAGTGCAGCCGGAGTAGGCGTAGCACCAGGAACATTGGCAGCCAACGCTAATAGAGTATACTTAATTACAAGTCAGCGTGATTTGGCCGCCACATACGGTAATCCATTCTTCTACAAAACAACTGCTGGTACACCAATCAATGGTTACGAGCTGAACGAATACGGATTATTGGCTGCTTACTCTGCATTGGGTGCAAGCAATCGTGTGTATGTTCAGCGTGTTGACATTGACTTGACTGAGCTAACAGCCACATTGACTCGCCCAACTGGTTCGCCAAACAACAATACTTACTGGTTAGATACTACCAACTCACGATGGGGTATTTTTCAATGGAATGAAACCACTGCTGCGTTCACTGTGCAAACTCCATTGGTGATTACAAGCACAACACAATTGGAAGTTTCCAGCACAGTTCCTTTACAAACAGTTGGCAGCATTGGTGATTATGCTATCACCGCTGCTACCGCTGCCACAACATTTAATCCAGGATATTTCAAGCGTGGAGGTCCAACATCTGCTCAGACCAGCTCTGTAGAATTGGCAGACCTGTACAACACTTGGGTGTTGATTGGCAGCGATGAATGGAAAACTTCATGGCCCACAGTTTCTGGCACATTGGCTCCAACATCATTGACTGCCGGCAATACATTCACAGTGAATGACACTTTGATCACTGTGCCAGTTAGCCCTAACAACACAGTAGATGGTATTGCAGATGCAATCAACAGTGCAAATATCACAGGTGTATATGCTGCTACCATTGGTGGTAGACTGTCT